AGTTTTCCAAGTAGTCAAAAATTCGTCACCTTCTGTATTGTAAACTTCGGTTAAACTTAAACCTCTAACGAATCCTTGATCATAAGCATTTTTAAGTAAGTTTGGATATACCTCATGTACATACAAAGGATATTCGCCATAATCTTTATCGAATACCGCACTTCCCAATACTTTTGTGATATATTTTGTTGAAGTGGTATCTAAAGAACATGTAAATGTTTTCGCACCTTCAGTATAACCTGTTACGTTTACTGTAAACTCTCCGAGTGGGTTTGTTTCAATATCAGCCCCATCTACTATTTCAGTAATAGAAAAATCTGTGTTACCTGTCACCTCTCTTACTAATGTTTGACCAACGTATCTACCTCTTGGCCTTAATGATGCGGCAACTAAACCTGAATAATCGGTGTTTAATACTGCACTATACTTGTATCTTGTAACGTCAAATCTTGATGTACCACTATTATAAACAAATAGATATGAGTAAACACCATCTATAGTTGAATCGGTAGCGCCTGTTTTAGTAAAATATGTGTTATACCATTCTTTACCGTTATTATTTTCATCATTATATACCCCAGTTGAAGGAGAAAGTAATTCAGTACCGGTAAGTCCGCTAGTACCTGAATCAGGGATAAGACCGATAACGAACCATTCGTTATTGTCTGCGGATGTATTACCACTATAGTTTTTAACAATGTAACTAGTGATTGAATCACCGTCTATTGATGTTTTTCCTGATAGTTCAGCGTAAACAGTACTACCGGTTATTGTTGTAGTGGTTGCAGACATAGTAAACCCTGTTGATGTTGGGGTTGATGTGGTGTTTACAGTTACACCTCCTAATGTTTGAATACCGAATGATTTGAATGGTTTGTAACCTGTTAGACCAAGAATTCTGGTCACGAATAATTGATTCGATTCTTGTAAATAAGATTTTGCTACATAAGGTAACTCATATTTCGGGTTGTTATCACCATCTTTTAATGGAGATGTTCCACCAAAATATGTTCTGAAATCATCATAACTTGATACTAAAATTGGTTCAAAAGCGGGACCCTTTAAGGTCTCACCAACCAATCCAAGAGTAGTTACACCGACACTCTGTGCTACAAATGTTAAATCTTTCTCTGATGTATAGACACCAGGTGAAACGAAAACTCTGTTTGAATTTGCCATTGATTGTTGTTTGGTTAATTTATTTATTACTTATTCAATAAATATCTTTGATTTTACCAAAGATTTCCGTATTTTTTTAATAAAATATATTTATTTATCTAAAATTATCTTTTTCTATCCATGAGTGAAAAAACTAAAAATAAGAATGTTAAAATAAGTGAAAAACATCACGAACTTTTAAAAGAGTATTGTGATAAAAATGGACTTAAAATGTATAAAATTTTAGAAAAGTGGATTGAAGACCATTGTAAACCTAAAAAAAAAGATATATACGGGGAATAGCTAATATAAGTATGTTATACCGATTTTCGAACCGACAACAGGGTTATAGTTTAATGAAACCTCAGTTGTGTCAGTAATGTCAAAACCAACACCCTCCTCTTCAACAAGACCATTTATATCTAATGATACAACATCACTTATTGCATTTACCACATTAAATGATAATGAACTTCCGTCATATATGAAATTTTCAGTAGCAACAAATACTGGTTTACCATATGAATCGATGAATACGTCATTTTTACCTTTATAATATGCAATTGTTACTATACTACCTTCTAATGGTGGTGTCACAAATGTGATTTTTGATGTTCCTGCAACATGAAAATAATCCACATCTCTTATATGTATAAGACCATTTACCGCAACATAAAACAAAACTTTAATTGTTTCACCCACACTAAACGCGGTCTGCATACCATCAGCAGTAAAGTTTACAATTGTTATTTCAATAGTTTTGTTGACAAATTTCTTTTGGAAATTGTTACTTTTCATAAACTCGGTCATCAACAGAAATCTACTGACTGCGGGCTTGACTTCAAATTCATCACTATCCACTAAGAACCCTAACATCGTAAATTTATAATTCTGAATATAGAATCTACGACCATCCAAACTATCCATTGGTGTGTTATCATCAATCCCATCTAAAATTATAGGAATATAATGACCTTTTACTGTAGTATATGCTTGTCTTGATGAGAACTTTTGTAAGACAACCTTATTGAATTTATTTAAATCTCTAAATTTATTACACACTATTGTAATCTCATACGATATATCTACCGCAACTGGTTGTGGGATTTTATATATGTCAGCACCCATTTGAGATCCGTTCCACGTTGGTACTGATGCATAATAGAACGTACTTCTATCGGGTATTGTTCTTTGTACAACAGGATTTGTACCAGGTTGAACATCAGGTTTTCTGATAATAGCAACAAATGGTAATTTCACATTACCATCGTCATCACTAAATTCCCAATTATTACTAAACTCTCCCCACCTTTGTACTGTTAATATTTTAGGTATTACAGGTATTTTTTGTCCATCGGAAACTACCACGAAATTTTTTTTCACAAAATCTAATAAACCCGAATCTAAATCATCGTGAAGTATTGAATCAGGTAAAAAAGAATCTGACTTTGTGATTCTATCCAATAATTCTTGTCTACGGTCCATTAATTGTTTACCCTGGTAATATTCTTTACCACCGTAAACATCAATGTTATTTTTTCTTTTAGGTACTCCCATGTTTAAACACCTCTAAATTCCGATTCTTGTACGGGTACACACACTATCGCTAAATAATGAGCCTTATATCCGAACATTTTATGTTTATTATCCGCTTGAATCCTACCATCATCAACAACTTGATAAAAACGTAACTTTTCCTCACTTTCGGCATAACCGATAAAATCACCATATCTTATCACAACTCCCAATTCATCCAAATGTTTTAAATATATTCTTACGGTTATATTTCCAGGTTCTAAGTATCTTATCAAACCGGCCTTATATGTTGCATTTTTCGCTTCAGTAAAACTAACCAAACCATTCACTTCAACAGGAGGTAGGTATTTAATCTCGTCTTTTCCAACCTCAGCATATACATTATCTGTTTCTGTTTTACCCCTATCTACTCTATATAGTACAAACTTCATGTTTAAATCACCATGAAGATACTCCTGACCCATTTCTAAATGAAGATTAAAATCATCTTCAGAAAAGAATTTGGATAGTCTTGTTATAGGTAGTTTGTTATTCATATCCTTATAAATAGTTTAATCTTACAATCTAATTATTTATATTTTATATAATGGAAACCATGATACCAGAAATTGAGGCGAGGAATATACTACAAGAATATAATGGGTTTAATAATCAATTATTAGATTGGAAGAGAAAATTTATTGATGTTAAAAATTTTAAACTAACAAGACCTCAGGCCGAGTATGTTATAAAATATCAAAATACGATACCTAAAGTAGCCAAAAAATATGTAAATATTGTATCTACATTTGGGGAAAAATTGATGGAAGATAAATTATTGACCAAACCAGTTGAAAGAATATGGTGTGAAAAACTATTATGTGAATCCGATAAAGCGTTTCATATTTGGGGTAAAATTAATGATAGTGAACAAAACCACGCAATGTGGGTACCAAAAGCTGCAATTGTTCAAGAAGAAAAAAAGTTAAATAGAGTTATTGATTATTCTAAATATGACAGTAGACCGCCAATGGAACACCAAAAAGTGGCGATTGAAAAATTATTAGCCAATAATAAATTTATATTGGCTGATGATATGGGTCTTGGAAAAACTACGGCAGCTGTAATTGCTTCAATTGAGAGTGGTGCCAGAAAAATTTTAATAGTTTGTCCCGCATCTCTTAAAATTAACTGGCAAAGAGAAATTAAAAATTATACCGATAGAAAAATATTAATAGTTGAAGGACGTAAATGGGGTCATACATTTGATTTTTATATTATAAATTATGACATCATTAAAAATTACCACACAACAGATAAAAGTGAAGATAGTGATGATTATAAATTATTAATAAATACGAATTTCGATTTGGCAATTGTTGACGAAGCTCACTATGTTTCAAATACGACAGCAAACAGAACACGTTTATTAAATGATGTACTTGATACCATACCTAAAGTTTGGTTATTAACTGGAACTCCAATGACATCAAGACCAATAAACTATTTTAACTTATTAAAAATTGTTGATTCACCATTAACTTTAAATTGGCAAAGTTATGTTCGTAGATATTGTGCCGGATATCAATTTAGAGTTGGGGGTCGAAAAGTGTGGAACACAAGTGGTGCCAGTAATTTAGATGAACTAAGAGAAAGAACAAAGAGTCTTGTTTTGAGAAGAATGAAAACAGACATACTTGATTTACCTGAAAAAATAATCACTCCAATATTTGTTGAACTCACCAGTAAAATGTACGAAGAAGAAATGGAAGATTTTGTGAGAATAAGTACTGACAACAAAGAGAAGGAGACATTAAGTGTAACATTAAATCGTTTAATGAAAGTTCGACAATTAATATCATATGAAAAAATACCATACACATGTGAAATAATTGATAGGTGTTTAGATCAAGGTAAAAAGGTCATTGTGTTTACGAATTTTACAATGACATTAGATATGATACATGAAAAATATAAGAAGAATTCAGTAATCCTTGATGGAAGAATGTCTAAAGAGAGAAGACAGGAATCTGTCGATAGATTTCAAAATGAAGATAAAATAAAAATATTCATATCCAATATTGTTGCCGGTGGTGTTGGTATTACATTAACTGCGGCTGAAGTTGTTATAATGAATGACTTATCTTTTGTTCCGGCACATCATAGTCAAGCCGAGGACAGAGCATATAGGTATGGTCAAAAAAATAGTGTACTTGTTTATTACCCTGTATTTGAAAATACAATTGAAAAAATAATCTATAACATTCTACAAAAGAAAAAAGGTATTATTGACCAAGTTATGGGTGACGGAGAATATTCAGAAACATTCAGTAAAGATTTAATTAGAGAATTATTTTAATTTATTTATTTGTTCTTCTAACATAACTTTTAAATTTTTATCATCCAAGTCATTCAAAACAAATCTTATTGATTTTTTATTCCCTACCATTTCCTCAAAAAATTGATTAGTCCCATCCTCACCTTTTTCAAACATAAAAATAATTTTATTTTGAAGACATATTTTATTTAGTTCAATTAAAAGTTCTGTAATTTCTTCTTTCTCTTTTTTCATAATTTTCTTTAATTGTTTTTTATGTATGTAAAATTTACCATTTCTCATACCACAATCATTTGAATCATATGAGTTCTCAAAAAGATAAATTTCATTGTTTGATTCTATTGTTATAAAATCTAAATTTTGTCTATATGTTTTTTCATTGTAGTAAAAATTATAGGTAGTATAATAATCACCTTCAGGATAAAAATTAGTTACTTTTTTATGTTGAGCACTTTTGGTTTCATTTTCAAAATAAAGTAAAAAATCACAACCTCTGGTCATATCATTTTTATCGCCCCTTTCATAATTTAAGTCAATCGTAACATTAAAATATTTTTTTATTGTCATTATCCCTGATATAACCGATATCAAACCTAAATTCCATATCATTTGTGTCAAAAAAAACATTTTTTTAAAAATTTCACTTTTTGGGGTGAATATTATTTGTTTTTTTTCATCTAAAAATTTACTGAAAAGATTAAAAAATTCTTCCCTATCACTAATGTATAACTCGTAAGTCAATTGGGAATTATATTCAGAATTTAAATAATCGATTATTTCGTATATACATGAAACATTTGTGTTTAATGTGTTTATCCAAGACCATATCCATTTTTCATTTAAATGAAATAAAACCCCGTAACAATTGTTATTTTTAAAGTAATCATATTTGTAAAAAGTGGTATTTGAATAATCGACAAGTTTTATGACATCAGTGATTATTTTTTGAAAAACATCTTTTTCACCCTTATTTCTATATAAATCTTGGAATTGCTGATACAACATATTTCAAAATATAAACTATTTATTGTAATAATAGAAGTATGTCCACAATAATTTCAGAAGCCGAAAAAGATAAATTATATACCCAGATTTTCCATCTTTTGGGGATGCCGGTAAGAGGTATTGAATTAACTGAGGAACAAATGGATAGTTTCTTGGAATTATCCCTTTCAGAATATGAACAATATGTAAGTGATTGGTTAATAGAATCACAATGGTCCTCATTAGCCGGACTTGATGTGGATACACAATCATTAACGAGAGCCTTTACCACAAGAAGTTTGGATTATGAAACACAATTCACGTATTCATATTCTAAAATTGTTGGTTTACAGGCAGGAGGACCACATGAGTTGAAGAAAGATTATATTACATTAAGTGCGAATACACAGACATACGTAATTCCTGCGGGTAGGGAACTGAATGAACTTTTGTGGTTTACAAGAGCGGAATTAACGGATTCAATTGTTGACCCCTTTTTAGGTGGTTTTGGTGGTTTGGGTGGTGTTGGATTTGGTGGTGTTGGCGGTTTTGCTCAAATGGGTACTTCAGGTTCTTATTTTATGTTGCCCGCATTTGATCTTCTTTTAAGGATGCAAGACAGAAATCTTAAAAATAGATTGATTGGGGGTGAACTTACTTATAGAGTCACGGCAGGTCCAAATGGAACAAAGTTTGTACATTTACATAATGTCCCTGGTGGTAGATTTGATTTCGGTTCAATACAACAACATAATTACCAAGTGTGGTATTGGTACTACGATACAACAAATTCAGATAGGGACGACTGTTTAGCTAAAAATAAAGATATTGTTAAACTACCTTCGGATGTTGATACCGAACCATTGATTTGGTCTGATTTAAATAAACCAGCACAAAACTGGGTTAGAAAATATCTTATCTCATACGCAAAAGAAGGTTTAGCTAGAATATGGGGTAAATTCTCAGGTGAATTACAAGTTCCGGATAGTTCAGTCAAACTCGATTATTCAAGTTTATTAACTGAAGCAAAAGACGAAAGATTGAAACTCATTGAAGAGTTACAACAGAGACTGGAAAGACTTCGTCCTGAAAAAATATTAGAAAGAAAAGGAGCCGAAGCTGAAAATTTAAATAAATCTTTGAAATTTAGACCATTTACAAGTCCATACAACGTTATTTAAATGAGTAGACTTAAATTAATTGACATTCTTAAAGAAGAGTCAATATTAAACACAAATAAAGAAATATTAATTAAAAAATTAAAAAATTCTTTAATTGATTTATTCCCTAATACAGATTTGAATCTTTTTTTACAATCATTTTATGATGAGTATCCTAATTCAGAAACAAAAAAATACTTCACTGAATTTGATGACTACGGTCCTGATATTTTTGATATTGATAAACATCAATTTATGTCTATCATGAGTTCTTCAGAAATGATGAAATTTCTTAACAATCAATTAGAGAAACCAACCATTAAAAATATATTATCAAAAATAAAAAATGACGGAACTATTGAAATTTTTAGATCAATAACTGTCGATAAAGATTGGTTTAAAAATTTAAAACTTAAAAAAATAAAAAGATTAGGTATATATTGGTCATGGAATGGTGGTTATGCTGCCTACAGTGAGGATAAAGAATATGATGTAGAACTAATTTCTATCATTGATGAAAAATTTATTAATTGGTCTCAAACAATAATTCAAAATATTATGTATGATGGAAGTGAAGATGAAATAACATTATTCAAAAATACACCACTGAGGTTGATTAGAGTAATGTATAAAAAAAGAGATAGAAACATGATGGATAGTCCATATGATGAAATAGAATCGTCAATTTTTAAAAATGATATATTTTACTCCTAAATTTCCACTGCATGATATGCATAATCATTACCATTTGTTTCGATAATTTCTTCTTCATTACTGATTGTGCTCTTCTCTTGTAATGATACAACCTTTCTATTGTGATCAACCCAATATTGATCAACTAACTCCAAACTGTTTTCTACATACATAAAGAAAGGGTCTCTATTGACTCTATTCCAAAATAAAACTTCACTATCAGATAAGGTCATAACTTCATCAAATTTATCTTGACCATCTTCTTTTAATGGGTAACCATTAACAAGTTCACATTGTGTTTTTGTAAAATATTGTCTGTCTTTAGGGTCCTCAATCAAAATGTCCTCTCTTATTTCTGGTTTAAAAACAACTAGTAATGGTTCTAAACGTTTATTGAAATTACTTAAATAACGTGCAACATTATAATCACCAGTTAAATCAGGGTTATTAACAATTTCCTTTTCAGGAATCATATAACAATTGATTTCGATGTAATTACTTGGCATTGGTTTACCCATAGTTATATAATAATCTTCTTGTTGTTTTTTTGTTGCCTTTGTTATTTTTTGAACATCTCCAGATGATTTTTTAGTTCCGTTGTTAACATAATAAATTGTTTCACCTAAACCAGCAGGATAATCGTTTTGTATTATCAGTTCCATATGTGCTTGTCGAGACATTAATGAACCTGATTTTGTTGTTTTCTGAATGTGTTTTTTATAATCATTTACCGATTGTTTTACACGAGATTTATTGGCAATCTTACTTAGTGGTATTTGTTTATTGAATATCTTGTCAACATATTCATAATATAATTCGACAAATGATAAACCATCGCCACTTAAAAGATGTTTTAAACCTTCATCTAAAAATTCCACAATGTATTGTTGTAGTTTTTTAGATTTTATTGTATTACCTGTTAATTTTATTTTCTCTTTCCCCTTTTTAGTCATTTTTATAATGTAATTCTTTCGAGAAACATTAATACATGCGGGGGCAATATAATCGATATCTAAACCCATCTCATTTCTCATGAAGATGTCATTAAACTCTGCAGTGTCGGCTTCAATCCCTTTATATTCTTTATCTTTTTCGACCATTTCGTTATTACCCTTACCTATGTAAGTATGTTCTTCAATATCTGTCGGTGTTTCAAAATTCACACCATCTGTATCCATTACAAGTGGTTTATAACCTTTTTTTATGAAGAACATAATCATCATACGAAGACATTGTCTACCAACACATGTAATTGTTTCACCCATATTCATATCACCCCATGGAAATACATGAGGGGCAGATAAACTACCGAAATACGCATTAATAAAAATTTTAATCGGTAATTGTTTACGGTCATACATCTCCGCTTGTACAGGGTCTGTTTTGGCCAATTTACCAGCAAGTAGTTTATACTTAATACGAATGTCACGGAAGTACTTCAACATGGATTTTTGCACACCCATCACATCACAATCAGGGAATACGTCATAAACAAGTTGAATTGAAGGATACAGAGACGCGTAGTCAAATTTTACAATGTTCTTTGAGTATCCCACATTTAATAGTCTTGATAGTCCTCCTGTGATTGCCCTTTTCTCATCCTTAGAGGGAATTGCCAAATTGTTTTCATATGACCATGCCAACATTATTATTTTCCACAATGTTGCGGTACCCATCGTTGCGATTCTCTCATACGTCGTAGGAACAAGTTTTGAAAGTAAAAAGGTTGACTGACTAAAAGAATCATCAACAATCATAGTTTCATACAAGTCATCGTCAAGATATTGCTCGACAATTTTTCTACCTGGCCAAACTTCATATTTCCCTGGATATTTTTGTAGTAAGTTTTCTGTACCAGGTTCACCTATTTTTTTGTAGTTACCGGTTTTGGGATTTACATAATAACTTTCATTATCTAAATAAATTTTAGATATATAAGCGCCATCAACATACACACGATTTGGTTTTTCCTTTTCCAAATACTTTGTTATGTATTTCAAACCCCAAGATTTAATTTCTGAATTAATTGCTTGTGCTCTACGTACTGAATGAGCAATATCAATAATATTGAAACCCCAAATAACGTGTTGTGTATATGGTTCTATTTCGTTTGCCAATTTAAGAATACCTTCTTTCTCTTTCATCCCTTGAGATGTAAATATTCTTGTTAATCCGGCAACATTCACTCCTAATATTTCTGCCCTTTTAAGTATGAACGGCCAGTCGAAAGATGCGGAATTATAACCACCGATAATTGTTGGTTTAAGTTCTTTTATATATTTAAAAAATTCTTCTATACATTTTTTCTCACCATCATCACCAAAGGCGGGAATTGTTTTCTCAAGACCACGATTATCTTTAAGACCAATCAAAATTATTTTATTGGTTTCTGGTTCTAAACCTGTTGTCTCAATGTCAAATACAAAACGATGAACACCTGAATAGTCATCAATACCTTTAAATAAACGTTTTTTCTTTTGAACCAAATATTGTTCGACTGGTGAAAGTATTGTAAAACAATGTCTAACATTTTCGTCCCATGGATTTAATCCACCAAATTTAAAAAAATTGATTAGTTCAGTATAACCTTTAATACTTTTAACTAAATGGGTCATACCGTTTTCGAGACGACTATTTCCGTGAGTTTCTAACTTTTCAATTAGAATACCAAATTCCCCCATTTTTTTCTTCTGTATCGATTTTGAATTATTATAAAAATTCAAACCCGATAAATCACCAACCCACATAAATGGAATAAACGTATCCTGTTGGATGATTTTACCCTTTTCAGGGTCTTGTATAATTTTGAAAATTAAATTAGTCTGATAATCGTATTCAACACCAACGATGTATTCTTCTGGATCACCTCCATTGAGAAAACTCTCAATAATTTCTTGAGAAATAACTTCTTTCATTTATTATAATTTTAGTTTGACGTATTTGCTTGTGAGATTTCACAATTTGCCTTACAGTATTAATTATATGAAAAAAAAGTCGATTTACGAAATAGTTCCCTCGACCAAACGATGTTTACTTTGGTATCGTGGATAAGTTTAAAATTTTTTAATTGGGAATCACTAATATCCCCATTTGTGGTAATTGCAGTTAAAAAGGCAGATTCATTGAAATTTAATGAAGAAGTTATTCTTCTTTCCTTTATTCTATAATAATCAATGAACTTTATTAACATCACTTCTTCAGGATGTTCAGTAAAAAAATTTACTCTTTCATTTTTATGGTCTTTATGTATACTCCAAAAATTATTAGAATATTCTAATAATAATTTAATTAAATGTGTTGGACCACCCCAAAAATTTCCAGTAGTGTGTTCTATATCATTATCAATTTGTACAACATTAGACCACCATCCAATTCCTGTTTTTACTTTTTCCTTACCCAAATGATTTAAAATGCACAAATCATTTGACAACAAATCAGAATCATTCACTTCACTAACATAGACCTGATCAATATCATGTACAAAAACGTAATCATATTTACCCAAATCAACATAATTTAAACTTAATATTTTTTGAAATTGATAATATGATTTTGAATTAGAAAATGTGTTATCTATATCAACAAAATTAACATTACTAATTGTTGGTTTTTCCTTAACATCGGTAAAAACTATAAAATCAATGTTATGATTTATAAGGAAATATTTTTTGGCCGACCTCACCAATAAATCAATTTGTTCGGTTTCTATGTTAACAACCGACACCATACTAAACAGAATTTTCATTACGTGAAATATAATGAAAATAATAAAAAATTGAAATACAAAGAAAATTAATTATATTTAGTTATTATGAATACGTTGCATTTATTTGGAGACAGTTTTACGGAAGGTCATAAATTAGATACAACATTTCCTTGGTACAAGGTTTGGAAAGAGCGAAGAGGTGGAAATTTACCTCCTGTTTGGCATGAATTATTATCTGAAAAACTTGGTATGAAGACTAATGTTAAAGCTATTGGTGGTTCCTCTAATCATGAAACATTTCACACGATATGTGAAAATTCTGATTTATTTAAAAAAGACGATATTGTTATAATAAACTGGTCCTATATGAACAGATTTAGATGGGCCAGTACTCTTCGTGATATGAATGGTAATGAAGTTATGCGTATGGGAAAACCAATTAATATATGGGTAAGAATGGGATTAAATAAATCAGACCACTATCAATATGTAATAACTGAATCAACGCAAATGGAAATAGCGGTAAAAATATCAGAACACCCATTTTATGTAGATGAGATATATAATTACGAAAAAATTATAGATAATCTTTGTAAAAATGTTGGTTGTGATGTTTATTATTGGTCAACAGATCATAAAATTATCAATACATTACCAAATGAAATTTTAAATCAAAAAAAATATATTTGTAATCAATACGCAGGTAATTTTGAAGTTAATAAGGACTCACCAAATGGGAATTATTATTTTACTATTTTTAGAGAAATATATAAAAGAGGAGGAAAAACTATTCAAGAAGAAACAAATGATGAAATACCTGACACACATTTAGGTGAAAGTGGTCATAGAATACAATCAGAAATGTTTTATGAGTATCTTAAAAAATATCGTAATTTTTAATTAAAACCCATTTGTTGATGAATTGTAAAAAACTAAACCCGTAACATTTGTTGTTTTCGTAATTGTCGGTGTTGAAAAATTAAATGTTAACACATCTCCACCACCCTGTTCTCCAAATTGTATTCTTATTGGATAGTATGTTCCGGCAGTCATGGCATATGTACCACTTCTTTCTTGTGTACCATGTAATCCACCATTATTTACCGTGGGGTTTGTAGTTGTAAATCCTGATATTGCATTATTACCCACCCAAACATAGGAAGCATCATCGGAAGTTGTAAAAAATGTATAAGTTTCGCTAGTTGTCGGTTTAAAATAACCCAACCATTGACAACTAAATGTTGACCCATCGTCCGTACCGGGTTCAGAAATAGACGTGGTCTGTACCGACGTTGCAGGATTTGACCCAAATGCCTGAGATGTTGCAGTGGCAAAAAAATTGACATTGTCGTTAAAATAACCAGAATATGTTGTTTTGTATAAACCAGCACTATATGAAATTAAATCAGATGATGTTAAATCCGCGGTTTGAACCCATAAATCCGTTCTACTTGTTGACCAAGATAACACCTCGTTTATGGTATTTCCTGTTGCACCAAAAGATTTTAAAAAGAAAATACATTGTGAATCATCATATGCAACATGTATACTTGGTCCTTGTGTATTCTTATGTACATATATTGTATAACCACCAACGGGAGGTGTAATCCCATTGTAGAAACCAGTCACATTAGTCGGACCATAATCATCCGAATCTTTTATACCAATTTTAAAATTAGTATTTCTTGTTGCGGATAATTTTGAAGTTGAACCTGATGTTTTGATTAGATTAGACATTAAATGATATTAATGTAAAGTTTTTCTCTTATTGGTAAGATTAATTTAGTTGTGGGGTCACCATTAGTATCTAAAAATTGTACAGTTATCTTACCTTCATATCTACCTTTATTAGATGTTTGTGATTCTGTAAAACGATATGTTATGTAATACTCATCTGTTGTATTATTAAATTTTTTGGTTCTTGTTGTAATATTACAATTACCATCTAATATTTCATACACATCATCCTCAACATTAAACATTTCAAATTTAATATCAGAATTTTCTAATAAATCATTGAATGATGATTTATCATTTTTACCATCATCAATCATCCTCATTTTCAATATAGGGTCACTAGCACCTTGTCTAATAAAAAATTCCATTACTTAGTTGTTTGTTATTTTGTCTACTATAAATACTTTATCCTAATGTATCTTTTGTCTTTTATTGTTTTTTTATAAATAATTTATTACGGGTTGTCCAACAATCCAATGTTATTTGTATTGTAGAAGTTTCCACTAACAACCCTTACGTCATCTGCAGGAAGATACGAAGTTCCTCCATTATATGTTTGTAGTTCCCAATATGATGCCCAACCTGCTGTTACTCCAGGTTCTACACCTGTAGAGCTAGCTATGGCTTTGTATATTCTTGATTTGTGCATCACATACCATCCAGATGTATAGTTATTTAAACCTCCAGCGTTTTGCCAGAACCTAAACCTTGACCAGTCAAAACCTGTACCATAGTTCAGGTTGACAAATGAAACATCACTAACACTACCACTAACATTATTAGTGTTTACTGTAGGGCCAGAACCCGCCCAGAATGTATTCTTATCTGTATAGGTATTATTTGTGGCAAATATAGGACTACTTGCATCTACCAAATAGTTGTTATTATCGACGACACTTTCTGGGTACGTACTATCAAAGAACCCAAAATAGTTGTTAGATATATCTTGAGCAATAGGAGGTACGTTTGTTGGTCCAGTAGTGATTGGTGATATTTGATCTTCTGATTTTATAAACATTCCCCTTGCGCCTGCGTAGAGAGTTTCATCTACTCCCATATGTAGCATCGCGTTATTTACAAATGATGCAGTTGTTGCTAACGGTGTATAAGATGGAGAATTAACTACGTACCATTGTATCGCAGCATAACCAGAG